CCGCAGCGCGTCGCACTCCGCGCATATTTCGCGCAAGCGCGTTGCCTGAGCAGCCCGCGCCGCATCCCACGCCCCACCCCGCGCCGCAGCGCGCGCCGCATTCGCCGCAGCCCCCGCCGCATCCCACGCCGCATCCAGTTCGCCCTGCGTCGCCTCGCCGTTGGCAAATCGCTCGGCAACATCAAGCGCCGCAATCGAGCGCGGGTCCGTCATCAGATGCTGTACCTGACGCGCGCACCAGACGGCATACAGCCGAATCTCGCGGCCGTGCCCTTCGACTGCCCTTAAACACCAGAGCGCGTCGTCCAGTTCGTTGCTGTCAAGGATCGTCGTGATCGCCAGCGGCTCGTCGTCGGCCTGTGTTTTGCCGAGATGACACAGCAGCTTAGCCCAGCCGTCGGCGCACGGCTGATGCGCGCGGATAGCGTTGAGGGTCGTCATCATTTGTCGTCTCCCAACGCCGACCGCAGTGCATCGATCACTCTTTGCCGAGGGCGCGTGACACCCGCGCACTCGTCGCATCGGGGGTCGCCGCAGTCCTCGTCCCCTGCACGCTGCTCGGCGATCAGCCAGTCGAGCGCCAGCCGCATCGCCTCGCTGTGGTCGGGCGGAGCGGCGTAGAGCGGACTCACCAGCAGCCACTGGCCCGGCCCGTTGGTGAGCACGTGATCGGGCAACACGATGCGGGTGCGGCCAGTTTCGCCGTGCTGGTAAAGCCACGCCACCGGCTCCGCGCTCGGTGCGTACTTGCACCCCAGCGCGTGGTCGCGCCACGTACAGTTCGCGTCGCAGAAGCGGTCCTCCGCGCTCGGTGCGGGCGGATCGTAGTCCAGCCCCAGCCGCTCGTTCTCTCGCGCCAGACGCTCCAGCGCAAGCTCGGCGCGCAGGCGCTCGATCTCCTCGCAGGCTTGGCGCAGGATGTGGTCAGGCTGCACGTCGGCGAGGTGGTAGGCCTGGCGCAGTCGCTGCACGATGTCGTCGGTCATGTCGCACGCGCCACATGCGCCGCCCGCAGCGCAAACGTCCCGCCGCCGACCTGGATGCGAATCTGCCGGCTGTTTGCCGCGCCGACGTACGCGCCGCGAAACCCGACGAAACGCCCGCCCGTGATCGTCACCGGGTCGCCGCGCTCTAGCCCGAGCCGCGAGCGCTGCCCGCCGCCGTTGGTCTCGCGGACTTCGACGCGGGCGAGTGCGTGCGCCAGCTCGCGCCGCGACGACACGCCGAGCCGGCGAAACACGCGAAAAAGCGTGACGTCGACCGTGCGGATGGACGTGTCGAGCCGGCGCGCGATCTCGGCGCGCGGCAGGTAGGACGCTGCGAGACGCGCGATCTCGAACTGGCGGGGCGTCAGCTTCATGCCGGCTCCGTCTCGGTAAGCTGCTTTCTGTTGTTGGCTATGTATGTTTGCACTTAGGGCACCGCTTCATTACACAACTTCCGCGCTAGTAAGTTGCTCAAAAAGTTCGTCGACTTCCGCCAGGAACTCGCGCGCAGCCGCTTCCACCGCGTCGCGCTCCTCCTGCGTCGGGCGAAAGCGCACGACGAACAGTTGCAGGTGCCTTGGCAAGCGCGGATCGAACGCGATGAATTCAACCTCGTCAAATCCCGCGCACACACATTGCGCCGTCATCTGCGCCTTGTGCTCGTCGGGCACGACGCCGGCCAGCCGCCAGCTCAAGTACTTTGCGGTGGTCGGGCACTTCACTTCGATGCCCAGCGTGTCGCCGATGCGCCCGTCCGGGGAACAGCCGTAGTGCAGAATCGTCGGGTGCGGAATGAAGCCACACTCGTCGATCAGCAGCCCCGTCTTGGCGCTGTACGCGGCTTTCGCGGCCGGCTCGGTGTCGATGCCGTGCTGCATGGCTGGCGTTACGTAGTGCGGCACTACGTCGCCGGTTAGGCGCTCGGCCAGCACTTCGATCTTCAGCGCCTTGCGTTCCGCCGAGTCCGCGCCGGATTTGAGTTTGGACATCGCCGCGGCCATGCGCGACGCGGTCAGGCATCCAGTCCTGTCGGCGAACCATTGCGCGGTGCCTTGCTTGCTCACGCGGCCTCCTTGATCGCCGCAGCGCGGGCTGTAAACGAGTCCAGCATCGCCGCGCGCTCGTCCTCGGTCAGCGTCTTGAACACCTTGCGCAGTGCCACGTCGTCCGCCGCGCCGTCGATCTGCTTGGCGATGTCCTCGCGGCGCTCCTGCGGCACGTTGTCGCCGGGCTTGGTGTCGGGCGGCAAATCCTCGCCGTTGTAGATGTACAGCCCGATGCCGTGCAGCGCGACGGCTTTGGCAAGGCACCGCTGCATCGCGGTGTTCACCGCAAAGCTGTCGGGGTTTGCGATCGCCTTGTTGCGGTGATCCATAACCGGCAGTTGCGCGGTGCGCGCGACGCCGAACGCGGTCACGGTGCAGAACACCATCGCGGTCTCGCCGATGCGCACGAACGGCAAACCGTCATGCCAACGGTATTCCCAGGTCGAGCTCGGGTCGTGCAGCATGAGCTGATCGGCGGCCCACGCCCACGACATATAGTTGAGTCCGTTCTTCTTCTCGACGTACTTGGACACGTCAAGCTTGCGCAGATCGGCGTACTTCATGCGGTTCTCCTTAGATGTCCATTGCTCGGCCTGAACGCCAACCTCGGCGTGCCAGCGGTCCGAGTCGTCCGCCCGGTCGCCCATCACAGCGACTCCAGCACCGTCCACAGCATGCACAGCCAGCACGCCGACAGCGACGCCGCGCCGACGACCTCCAGCAGCGTCCACGCGCGCCGCTCGCGCGCTGCAGGCCGGTACAGCGGCCCGCCGAGCAGCGGGCCGGCGCGGCGGGTGGCGAACGGCGGGCGCGGGGCACTCACGGTTCTTCTCCCCATACATAGCTGCCAACCGTGACGCGGGGCGGGAACCCTTTGTCAACCAGCCATGCGGCTTGAAACTCCGCCTGCCATTGCCGCCCGGGGTAAGCCCAAAATTCGCGGGCGGCGCGGTCTTGCGCGCGCAGCATCGCTGCAATGTCGGACGCAGACGGGTTACCTGCATAGCGAGGCGCGTTCATGGCCGGCTCCGCAGCCAGGCCGCGAACTCGTCGCGCAGCGCGTTGCGCGCGTCGATCGCGTCACGCAACGCGCGGAACGCCGGCCCGTCGTTGCGGTCGGCCAGCACGGCTTCCGCCGCGCCGTAGAGCCGCCCGTCGGCGCGGGCGACAGCCGACCAGTGCTGCGCCCACCAGTCGGCCTCTGCTACGGCGCGGCCGACCTCCGCGTATGCCTCAGCGGGCGCGTTCATTCGGCGCTCCACAGCTGCACGGTGGCGTAATAACGGCCGTCGCTGGCCGGCGAGACAACGGGCCGCTCGCCGCGCAGCCAGGGGTCCGAGCCGGTCCAGTACGTCGTGGCGGCGTGTTCAACCGCCGCAACGTCGTCGCCGCTGAACTCCAGCAGCAGCCCGCCGCGTCCGGCGGTGGGCAGGTGCGTCACGCGCACCGAGTCGAGAACCTGGGTCATCGGCTTCTCCCGCCGCGTGATTGCGGCATGAAGCAATCTTAAGGTCGCTAACCCCGAATGTCAAGCATGCTTCACGTCGGCGGCAAAAAAAAGCCGGGCGCGCGCCGGCCGCTGACGAATGCTTACTGTAGCCGCTTGCGGGGGTTTGGCATGTCGAAGTCGTCGTCGGGCTTGCCCGGAGACTCTCGCGAGGCCATCCATTCCAAGTGCGAGAGCGTCGCGGCCTGGCCGCTTGCGCCCAGCCGGCGGAACAGCAGCAGTGCCTGCGCCTCGGATTCGGTTTCGGCCTCCACGTGCTTGCGCGGGCCGGTGCCAGTGATCAGCCAGAAGATGGACACGTCAAAGAACCTCGATGCGGCCAGCAATGTGTCTGGCCTTGGGTTTTTCGTTGTGCCTCTCTCGAGCTGTGACAGCGCCGAAGGGGTGATCTTCAACGCACGCGCGACGGCGGCGGCTTCGAGGCCGTCCCGTTCCCGTCGCAACTGCAGCAGCCGTTCTCCTATTGCGCTCACATGGTAAGCGTACTTCATCGAGCCTCCAGCATGCTTGCACGCATGCGATGAAGCATGCTAATGTCGTGCCTATGGACATGGCGATCAAACCCCGAATTTCCAAGTCCGCCGCGATTGCGTGGGCGGGATCGCAGGCGCTGCTGGCCGAGCGCCTAGGCGTGACGCCGTCCGCGGTCAGTCAGTGGGACGAAGAGCTTCCCGAGGGTCGTGTGTGGCAGTTGGCCGTTCTCGGCTGCCCGCAGGACTGCGCTGCAGAAAGCGGCGACAACGTGTCAAAAGTGTGACGCGGGGGGGGGGTAAGCATGTTGGAAGCCTTCTTTTTGTTTGTGCAGTCGACTTTACGCGCGGCACTGGCTCACCGGCCGATCCCCCACTGCGCACGCTGTCGATTCGCGTGCCGCCTAGCTCGGCCGGGTGAGCTGTGAGCGACGGCGTCGACCTTTCCAAGCGCATCGCGCACGGCCACATGCCGCGCGAGCAGGCCGCCGCGCACCGCCGTCTGGCGGCGCTGCCCACCACGCGCCACGTGCGCGGCGAGCGCGACGCAAGCGAGATCGCGCGGGCGCGGGCGGAAGTCGCCGAGCGCATCCGCAAGACGAGGCTCGACAACGCCGCCACCTACAACCACGCCCCGCCGACGTTCGGGCAGGGCGCGCCGCGCGGGGCGAAGCACGCGCTTGCAGGCAAGACGCAGCGGCAGGCAATCCTCGACGCACTGCGCCAGGGGCCGCTGTCGGCGGCGGAAATCTGCGCGCGGTTCCAGGCGACGCGCGCGACGGCGCGGATCGCGGACTTGCGCGACGCGGGGCACGACATCGTGACGGATCGCGTGGAGACGGCGGCCGGCGTGGTCTACCGCTATCGGCTAATTCGGGAGGCGAAGCGATGACGCAGACGCAGATGGTGCTGGACGCGCTCCGGCGCGGGCCGTTGACGCCGCTTGAGGCGCTGGAGCGGTTCGGCGTGTTCCGGCTGGCGGCGAGGTGCCACGAGCTGCGCGAGCAGGGCCACGCGATCAGCGTGGAGCGGCTGAAGCTGCCGAACGGCAAGCGGGTAGCGCGCTACTACATCGGCCGGCCATGAACGCGCGGGCGCACTTGTCCGTAGTGGCCGATTCCGTCGCGCCTGAGCCGCCGTATCCGGCCGACGTGCTGGCGAAGGGCTGGCGCTTTGAGTTGGATCTTGAGCGCATCCGGCGCAGCGACACTTGGGCGCTGACGCCCGCCGAGGTCAGGCCGTGGCTGCTAATGCTGTGGGCCGTCGCATGGGAGCAGTCGCCATGCGGATCGCTGCCCAACGACGACGCGCTGATTGCCGCTCACATGGGAATACCCGCGCGGCAGTTCAGCGCGGACCGCGAGGTTCTGCTGCGTGGTTGGCGGCTGCACGCTGACGGACGCCTGTATCACGCGACGATCACCGAGCGCGTGCTGTCGATGGTCGACCGCCGCAAGACCGAGGCGGCGAGGGTGGCGGCGTGGCGTGAAAAGCGTCGTGCAGCGGCTCAGGAAAGCGATGTAACGCGTAACCAACGCGTGAGTACGACACCAGAACCAGAACCAGTACCTATAACTACTACCCAACACTACGTGTTGGGAGTGCCCGCCGACCCCGAGGGGTCGCCGGTACCTACACCGCCGCCGGATGAAATCCGACGCGAGGCTCCCGAATCGGTGCTGCTGGCGTGCCCAGCGCAGAAGCTGGTCGACCTGTACCACCAGAGACTGCCGACGCTGCCGCAGTGCTTGGTGCTGACGCAGGCGCGGCGCGGCTACCTACGGGCGCGATGGCGCGAGTACGCACTGCTGCACGGCTGGCAAAGCGAGGACGAGGGGTTGGCGTTCTTCGCCGACTACTTCGCGCATGTTTCCAAGTCGAAGTTTCTCACCGGCAGGGCACGGGGGCGCGACGACCGCCCGCCGTTCACCGCCGACATTGAGTGGCTGTTTAGACCGACCAACTTCGCGAAGGTCGTCGAAGGGAAGTATCACCAATGAAGCCGATGAAGCGCGAAACCTTCAGCCGCGTAGCCGACCGCATCTCGCAGTCCACGCTCGCGGAAGGCGAGGGCGGCGGCAGCGACGCGCCCGACTACATGTGCGCCGCGCACGGCTGTCCTATGTGGGGGCCGATCAGCGACGGCAAGCGGTGGTGCCGGTTCCACTTCGGAGAAGGCGGGCGGCACCTCGACGCGATCACGACGGCGCTGCGGCGCAACCGACCGCTGGTGGACGAGGTGCAGCGCGTGCGCGCTAGGTGCGCGAGCAGCAGCGCCACGCCGGACGACCGGCCCGCGCTGCTGGCGGCCGAGAAGGCGCTCGCGGTTGCGGTGCAGGCCGCGCGGTGACCGGGGTCAAGTAACGGCAAGCCGGCGGCCGATTTCGCCGGCATATGCGCGTACCGCGCAAAGGAGTGGGTTATGGCAGTCGCAAGAGCCAAGGCAAGCAACGTCGTCGAGATGAAGCAGATGCGCCTTGAGCGCATCGAGATTCCGATCATCGGCACCGCGCCGCTCATCATGCACGCGTGGTCGCACAAGGCGAAGGAGCAGATGCTTGCCAAGCAGATGAAGCGCGCGACGACGGGCAAGGAAGCGAAAGACCCGCAACGCGACTTTGAGGAGTCGATCTACGTCGACAGCACCGGCCTGCCGGCGTTCCCCACGATCGCCTTTAAAGCGTCGGCGGTCGACGCGGCCGTCGCGATGGACTTTAAAAAGACCAATCTGCGGCAGGCATTCCACATCGACGGCGAAATGGCGCCGGTTGTGGGCAGCGCGCCCGAGCCGCGCGAGGACATGGTGCGCGTCGGGATGGGCACGGCCGACATCCGCTACCGCGCGCACTTCAAGACGTGGGGCACGGTGCTGCCGGTGACGATCAACCTGTCGATGCTGTCGGTCGAACAGCTCGTGAACTTGTTCGACGCGGCCGGCTTCGGCATCGGGATCGGCGAGTGGCGCCCGCAGAAGGACGGCCAGTTCGGGCGGTTCAAGGTCGCGAGCGACGCCGAGGCCAAGCAGATCGGCGAGTGGATCAAGGCGCGCAACAAAGGAGCGAAGGCTGCATGAAAACCGTCTACAGGTTTAAGCCGTGGGCGCGGCTGTCCGGCGACCCGCAGAGAGTCGGCGAGGAGATCGAAAGGTTGCGAGAGGTCGAAGGAACGATCGCGCCGGAACGGATTGTGGATCACGCGCGAGAGCCTGAGTCGGTGCTTCACGGCTACTTCACCTGGGACGACTCCACTGCGGCGGAAGCGTTTCGGGTGCAGCAGGCGCGGCATCTCCTGCGGTCGATCGTGGTCGTGCAGGCCGAGGGCGTGAGCGTGAAGGCGCCCGTGCGGGCGTTCGTCGCGCTGCGCCCCGCTGCCGACGATGCGGTCGAGGACGGCGCGGACGAGTCGACGGTGGGTTCGTACACGTCGATCAGTGCCGCCGTCCGGGTGGTGCGCTACCGCGAGCAGATGATGCGCGACGCGCTGCGCGACCTTGACGCCTACCGGCTCAAGTACCAGCTACTTAGCGACGTGTCGGGCTGGGGGTCGGCGCTAGAGCGGGCGCGGGCCGAGTTGCAGCGGGTGATGGATGAAGCGGCGAAGCAGGCTGCTTAGGCAGGGCACGGCGGGGCAAGGCTTGGCTGGGCACGGCGCGGCGAGGCAGGGCAGGCAGGGCGAGGCGCGGCGGGGCAAGGCACGGCATGGCACGGCATGGCTGGCGAGGCCTGGCGCGGCATGGCGCGGCAAGGCATGGCAGGGCAGGCTTGGCGTGGCAAGGCGCGGCGAGGCGCGGCAAGGCATGGCGAGGCATGGCGTGGCAGGCAAGGCT